AGGTCACTAAGTATTTAAAAGCTCATCGAAAGGTGGGCTTTTTTGTTGTCCGTAAAAAGACAATCTATCCTACTGGAGTGCCGACCAGTGGAACATGCCTTCGAGTAAAACTGCTTCATGCAGCCTAAACTAGGGAGTGGCGTCCCGACCAAAGAGGATTGAAAGCAAGTAAAGCAGACCGTGCATGTTAGGTGTGTGTGATTGTGAGTAGCGGTAGATCAGTTGCCGAGCTGGTCAATATCGTAATCTAAGGCAAGGATGTGGCGATCTGCCACACCCTTTTTTAAGCGCCATTAGCTCAGTTGGTCAGAGCCGTTTTGGGCCTTAAGCTTAAGTGGTATAAGCGTCCCGCTCATAACGGGGAGATAATCAGTTCAAATCTGATCGGGCCCACCAAAATTAAAGAGAATCAAATGCTCAAATTCTTGAAACAATTGTTCTGTGCTCACGAATATGAGTACGAATCAGATATTTTCGTTCAGATTGAATGCTGCAAGTGTGGCAAATTGAAAAAGTAACCCTGTCACTTCGGTGGCATTTGCCGAACGTATTACGGCACATAAGACCCCATTCAATATGCATTATTGGCGGGGTTTTCTTTTCTTATTGGTGGTAAGTATGTTTGAAGTGCTTCAAGGGTTAGAAAGAGTGCGCTCAGGCGTATTTATACAAAGAATTGAAAGGATAAAAAGACAAGAATCTAGAGAATCTAGGCAGCGTAGGACACGCAAAGAGAAACAAAAGGAATTTGAAATCAGTGTTGATGCTATTAAGTGTGGGCATGCATTTCAAAGTGTTTGCAAGAAGTGGGGGTGGAAGTGGTAGATCGTGTAGAAGCATCTAAAAACTTAGAAATACTTAAAGCAAACCAAGCGCGGTTAATTAATTACAACCAGATGAGGATGCGTTTTGATGGAATGGCAGACTGATTTTTCTAAGGTTAAGCACAACGAATGGCATATTTGCCACGATGCTGTTAGCAACAGATCATTTTCAGCAATGGCAGTTATATTGGGTGAAAATTTAAAGTGGATTGTTGATCCGTACTGTAGAGCTAAATACGATCAATTCTTTGTTAGAGTGACTCATTTTATACATTATCCAGAAGGTCCCTCGCTATCTAATTAGACATTCAGAATCTAAAGCAATCTAATTATGTTTATGCTGTAAACACATCTGCCGTGTCATGTCGATAAAATTGGAAAATATAAACATGACTCAAGCTGTATTTACAATCAAAGATCATTCTGACATCACCAAAGCCATTAGCTTTATGCATACGAATTACACCAAGGCATTAGAAGAAAATAAGCCTTTGGTGGTGAGGATTGATCAGAAGGAAGATAAACTTTCGGATGCTCAACGAAGACTGTACTGGCTATGGATGACTGAGTATGGAAAGCAGCGCGGTCTAGACAAAGAGGAATCGGCAGCATTCTTTAAATACAAATACCTTTCGATTATTTATAACCGTGACAATGTTGGCGAATATCCAGAAACATTCAGGGTGATGCGTGATTTGAAGAAGTCAGGTGCATCCGAATATGAGCCGTTACGCCAGTTCGTATCTAATCGAATGAGCATTACAGAAGCCACAACAAAGCAGATGGCTGAGTTCTTAAATGATATTGAAATGTGGTGCTTGAAAGATGGCGTGATACGTGAAACATCAACAACAAAAATGACAGTGAAACAGTTTAGCGAGTACCTCAACCACATCCATAACTTCACGCTAGTTAGACTTGGCATCATGCTAACTACGCCTGACGAGATGCGATTTGCTATAGAATAATTGAGATATAATGCAAAAGCTGGCTAGGGTCGCACCCGAAAACGCATTAACCTGATGCGCTGCTAGCACTAATTAGTCAGGTTATTTGCAGAGGTGCAAGATGAAAATTAATTGGATTAATGTTAGTGAGTCAAACGCAAGTGGTGTGGCTGATGGCAGGCGTATAAATATCGCCACAGCGCTAGACTTTAAGCGCAATGTTTGTAGTTTGCGCGTAGTTGCGGCTCAGAAAAAATACGATGACTGTGTTGAGTGCAAAGACCAAGTATTTAAGGAATTTGATTGCAGTATAGATATCAAATATATACTTGCAAACTTCCCATCTTATTTTAACGCTCTAATACAAGAGGCCATTAATAAGGCAACAAGTTAGACAAAATACAGCCAAAGGGTCGCATAAGCGGCCTTTTTTAATGCCTGAAATTCCTACACCCCTGTAGGGTTTTACCTACACCATTGATTCTTGACAAACTCATGCTATGGCGCGGATTTATCCGCATTTGCTAACCAAGGCGGCTACGGCGATATGTAGCAGGACTAGCATGAGTATCACAGAAGCCACAACAAAGCAGATGGCTGAGTTCTTAAATGATATTGAAATGTGGTGCTTGAAAGATGGTGTGAGGTTGACCTGTCCTGATGATTTGAAATATTTGAGAAGTGAATAAGAAGGGGTGAGCTATGGCAAGCCTAAAAGATGAAAGACAAATAAAGTTTGTTGAAGAATATATTAAAAGCCTGAATGCGACTGATGCTGCAATAAAAGCAGGCTATTCTGAAAAAACAGCAAGAAGCCAAGGGTCGCGCCTGTTGACAAATGTTGACATTCAAAAAGCTATTCAGCAAGCAAAAGCAGAGCGAGAAGAACGCACCAAAATCGACGCTGATTATGTTCTAAAGCGCCTAGTCGAAATTGATCAAATGGATGTCTTAGACATCATGGACGATCAAATGAAGATTCGACCTGTTAATGAATGGCCTAAAGTTTGGCGACAGTACGTGGTAAATCTTGAAAATCTTGAACTGAGTGATGGTGAAGGCTGTTTTAAAAAGATTAAATGGCCCGATAAGGTCAAGAATCTTGAACTTCTTGGTAAGCATGTTTCGGTTGGGGCGTTTAAAGACAAGATTGAGCACACTGGTCCCAATGGCGGCCCTATTGATTTAAGTTTAAAGGTGGTATTCGAAAATGATGGAGAAACGAGTACCGATTAAGTTTAAGCCGCTTTACATGCACCAGAAGAACAACAAGCTGTTTTACGTTTATCACGGTGGTCGTGGTGGTGGTAAGTCTTGGGAGATTGCAGACTTTCTATTGATTGAAGGCGCAAAACAAAAGCACCGCATTTTATGCTGTCGTGAAGTGCAAAAGTCAATTAAACAGTCTGTGCATAAACTCTTATCGGATCGCATTGCTGCGCTCGGTCTGGGTGCATTTTACGAAATATTAGAAACGGAAATACGTGGCAAGAATGGCACAGAGTTTTCTTTCGCTGGCTTGCTGAGTCATACAGTTGAATCAGTTAAGTCATTCGAGGGTGCAACAATCACGTGGATTGAAGAAGCGCAAACAGTAAGTGCTTTCTCATTGTCCATTTTGATTCCTACAGTCATTCGTACTGAAAAACCCATGATTATTATGAGTCTCAACCCCAAGATGCCAGGTGACGCAGTTTATGCGGACTATGTGGCAAAAGAACGTGATGATACGGTATGTGTGCAAATCAACTACACAGACAATAAGCACTGCCCAGTTGAAATGATTGCTCAAGCAGAACAATTGATGCGTGATGATTACGACAAGTATGAACACATCTGGCTTGGTAGACCTAAAGAAATTGCAGACGGTGCAATCTATAAGTCAGAGTTTGAGCAAATCAAACGTGAAAATCGTATTTGTAAAGTTCCACACGATCCAAATTTACCTGTTTACACATCATGGGATTTAGGGATTCTCGACTCTACTGCTATCTGGTTCTTTCAAATCTACGGCAAAGAAGTTCGTGTCATTGATTATTACGAAGCGAATAACGAGCCATTGGCACATTACGCTCGCATTCTCGATGAGAAGAAAAAAGAGTGGGGTTATATGTATGAAAAACACTTCGCTCCACATGATATTGCAGCGCGGGACCTTTCCAGTGGTGTGAGTCGTGAACAAACAATGGCTAATCTTGGCTATCGAATGAATAAGGGCGCAAGGCTTGGTGTTGAAGATCGAATTGAAGCAACACGACAGATGCTTAAGAACTGTTGGTTTGATGCTGATAAGTGCAAACATGGTGTCAGGGCATTGCAGAACTACAGACGCGAATTTAACGACAAATTGGAGCAGTTTAAGGCAACCGCTGTGCATGACTGGGCTTCGCATGGTTCAGATGCTTTTGGTGAGGGTGCTTTGAACATCAATAAAATGCATGAGCAAAAGAAACCATCCGCACCACTTTTAAAGAATGCTTCAAGTTGGCAGAGATAACACATGAGCAAAGACAAAAAACAACATGAGCAAATCTTGGCTGATGCAAAGGCATTCAAAAAAGAGGCGCAAGACTATTGGCAAGACACATTTGACCGTGGTCACGATGACAAAGAGTTTGTAACGGTTGAAGGTGGTCAATGGGACGCAGCAGCACGCGCAAAACGCACAGCAGAGGGAAAGCCCACACTTGAGTTTAACTTGCTTCGTACGTTCGCCATGCAGCAAATTAACACCATGCGCCAGAACCGACCGCAAATCCAAGTCGTTCCAGTTGATAACGGTGCTGATACTGATATTGCTAAAATTCTCGGCGGTCTGATCAAAGATACCGAAGAAGCAAGCAATGCGGAAGATGCAACCGATCAGGCAGCAGAAAATGCTGTCTTTGGCGGTTTAGGTTTCATTCGTTTAGCGACCGACTATGTGAGTGATGATTCATTTAATCAAGAGCCGCGATTCGTTCCGATTGAGAATCCTGAAGCCGTTTTACTCGATCCACTTTCCAAGCGTCTTGATGGGTCTGATGCGACCAAGTGCTTGGTTGTTGAATGGGTGAAGAAAAGCGCAGTCAAGGCTCAGTATGGTGAAGAAGCCACTGACTTTGAGATTGATGGTGCAACGGATTGGGAGAACAAGCCAGACGACACAGTTTTAATTGCTGAGTATTTCTATAAAGAAGATATTAGTGATGAGCTGTTATTGCTTGAAGATGGCTCAACTGCATTCAAGTCTGAACTGGCAAAAGAATGGCATGAAGAAGATATTGAATCTTTCACTGTTGAATCACGGCCAAGCAAGCGAACCGAAATCAAGTGGGCAAAAATATCAGGCAGTAAAGTTTTAGAAACTGGCGTTTTCCCTGGTAAGTTTATTCCAATCGTTCCAGTCTATGGTGCGGTGAACTGGATCGGCAACGAGCGTCATGTATTCTCATTGATTCACTTTGCCAAGGACCCGCAACGTTTATTTAACTACTGGAAGTCGGCCGAAGCACATATTTTACAGAAGAACCAAGACGATATTTTGGCTGTAGAACATGAAGCGATTGCAGGCTTTGAAGATGAATGGCTAAATCCGGGCAAGTATGGCGCTTCCCGTTATCGTTCACGTGATGAAAACGGCACTCAGTACGCAGCACCGCAACGAATTGCCTCAGCACAACCACCAACAGGGATTCTAAACGCTACAGCAACATCACAGGCGCTTATTTCTGACACTTTGAATATGCATGCACCACAGATGGGACAGGATGTAAATTCACAGTCAGGTCGAGCAATTGGCTTGCTTCAGCGTCAGGCAGACACAGCGCACTTCCACTTTCAAGACAACTTAAATAAATCGTTGCGTCAGTGTGGCCGTATCTTGGTTGATCTATATCCGCGCCTTTATGACACACCTATGGTTCGTCGAATCATTGGCAAGGATGGTGAAGAAGAAATGGTTAAGCTGAATGCTCAACCTGAAACACCGGACGAAATGAACAAGGCGATTGATGGGGTTTTAAATAACTTGTCATTGGGTCGTTACGATGTGCGAATTGATACTGGTCCAAGCTTTAATACCCAGCGTGAACAATCATTCCAGTTGTTAATGCAGGTTGCACAATTTGCACCGGGTGTTATGCAGTCGGCAGGCGACTTAATCATTAAAGACTCGCCACTGGTGAACGCTAAAGAGATTGCAGACCGCATCAAGAAAACCATGCTGCCGCAATTGCTTGAAGATGATCCAAATGTACCGCCTGCAGTTAAAGCTCAAATGACGCAGATGCAGCAGCAAATGCAAGAGCAAATGCAGCAGATGCAGGAAATGGCGAGACAGTTACAAGATAAGCAGGCTGATCGTGACGTTAAGATTAGAGAAGCTGAAATTGCTGCTGAAAGTCGCATTCAAGAGGCTCAAATCAATAACTCTGGTCGTGCTGACGTTGAGGAATTGCGTGGTATTGTCGAACTATTAAAACAGAATATCGATATCACTAACACACCAGCGGACTGGCTCACTCAGGGCGAGGATGTTGGCAGTTATGATGTAAACCAGTCACAAGACTATCCGCAGCCTATGGAATTTGAGCAGCCCATAGTGCCAG